GGAGACCATAAAAAGTCAAACGCGAACACGACGCTTCTTATACGTCAGCCAGGCCTTCATACCTGATCAAGGGATCAAAAGGATCCCATCAGGAACATGTCGGTGACTGCGCTCATTATCGACAAGCGTGTGAACGAACGATAGGGAATTCAATTCCCTTATCCGTGGAAGCAGTTTACTCTTCCTAAGGAACGAACCAGCCAAAACGAGCTACAAAGGATCGGGACCACTCTTCAACCCACCAACATAACTAACAAAATGCCCTAAGGGCTTAGTCGTTGGGAGCGAGGTCTCACAATTAAAATTCGGTCGGAACTTCTTTCTTATTGCGGCAATAGTCCGCATACGGCGCATAGATCTATAATCTGTGCCAAGATCATAAGAAAGAGTCTCACGGCCGTAACGATCCAAATTTCTCAACCTTGTCCGATGGACATCCTTACCATAATGTCTAAGGGCCAACCAATACAATGGCCCAAAGGATGTGTCGTCTTGTTTAGGACATTTGATACTGTAAGTATCGAGCTCACTATTAACACGATTGTGGAAAAGCCAATCTTTGTCGCCCGGGAATGAAACATCATTCTGATGTATCCAATGGGCAAACTTAATATCACACAAAGAAGGTTCACCAGGTAGCCCCAAACCACCAAAACGCCGAGGAAGACGAAAGCTAATAAATTTTAAAAAATGATTGCAATCGCCATTTTCGGCAAGTCTATATTCGAGAGTTCGAAATTCCTTGATCACCTGCGAGGTATAAGTCTCCTTAAAGTATTTATGAGACGCCTCAAGCAGATCACGAGGAGCATTTTGAAGCTCGAACAAAAAGGCACTCTCAGAACCACTATAGTCAATAGACTCTAGGTTCATGGCCTCCTTTGGTGTAGGACTCGAACGAGTCAGACCTCTGGCTACACCAGCCAGTATAAGGGGTACCTTCCACCACAATCTTTTAGGAGATTTATCATACCTATGATACTCGTCACCTTTATAATAAAGATTATTATCTTCATCTTCAACATCAATCCAGCCGTTACGCGCCGCTGCCAAAAGGGCATCTGCGACGTCGGGGCTGTTGAGGGGAAGAAAGGTACGAGAATTCATTTGTAAGCGTCCTTCGCAGTAATCAACTTTACCAGGACTAGGTTCGAGGCCGATTATGGTGCCAATGCGGCACCACTCATCATAAGCCTCGGGCGTAGCCTCAAAGACGCAATCATCTCCATTAACTAAGAGACCATTCCATTCTTTGGGATTCAGTTCCATTGCCATACGGCATAAGGCATAATTAGCCAAGCACAATACAGGGAAAGAACTGACCGAACCCATGAGCTGTCCCCGTGTCTGATTATACAGAACACCATGGGAATCTTCAAAGACAAACCCAGTAAGGGAACGTCTAAAAAGATATAGCCAACGTTGATCGTAGGCTATCAATTCAGAAAAGAAGGTCTCGCAGAGCTCGTTAACAATACACTCCGAAACCCAAGAATGCAACCGATCCGTGGATTGCACGTAATCGCCACTCAATAGAGGACGAGTTGGATCACGAAACATCCGATCCATAATCGTTTCTTCTTGCGGAGTTCCAGTTAACTCAAATGTCGGTAAAGACCGTAGATACTTTCTCAAAGGATCAATAAAAGAATTCATAACGAACATGAGAAAGGGAGGGCATTTCGTTATCATACGCACTTTAAGTGCCTCAGAAAGAGATACAGGTTCGACTAATGGTTTTTCTTCCCATGCTGCATCAACGGCATGATGGAGATAATCACAAAAGTCAAGTTCAATTTTGGTTAAATCAAACTGTATCTCATTCACGATAGCGCCATCCTGAACAACAGGAAGGTAACACCCATCTACAGTCTTATCATTGGACCATTTTAAGGTAACACCTTCAAAACAGTCAGCAAACTTTAATTTCTTACGATTAGTTTCTGACATATGATCCAAAACACTAGACACACATCCACCTTTTGCCCTTGACCGTATATAGTTCGCAGAGGTCGATGGTACACGAGGATGACAATAAACATCCTGAATGCCACACTTGGCAGTACCAATGACCTCACGAACATATTGTCTGATACGCGTTTGCAAGTCTCGATCAGGCTCCACCTTGGGAGCCAGAAAGAGTTGCACAAACC